AAGTCGCGGTCTAAGTCGCGGTCTAAGTCGCGGTCTAAGTCGCGGTCTAAGTCGCGGTAAGTAATTGTTTTTATAACTTTTTTTAAATGAATATTATAATATTATATTATAATATATTATGCCGAATAGAAAAAAACTCACTCGGAAAAAGAATAAACAAAGAGGAGGAAAAAGGGTAAATAAAAAAAAAACGGAATCAAAAAAGAGAACAAAGATATCCAACCAATTAAAACCTGAGAATATTGGAAAAATATTATCAAATATTCATATTCTATTATCTTTTCCTTCTGTTGAGTTCCTACCATCAACAAATATATTTCTTAAGAACAATACGGGTCATTACTTACAAATGATCGATTATCAAGATTTAGCGAATATTATTAACCAAAATCCTAAGTATAAGAAATCGCCAACGATTCAAAATATATTTAATTATAAATCATATAGACTTGAGAATGAAAATGAAATAATCTTTAATTACAAGAATATTCAATGTGATAATCTACTTTTAAAAGAACAAAAGAATTACAATGTAAAACTTCTATTCCTGTACTTGCTTGAATGCAATATTGAAGAACGATTAAAAAAGATTATTCAAACAGGTGGAGATGATGAGTATGATTTTGAGAGAATGATAGATTATGATATCAATCAAAAAAAAGATGAATTCAAAGAGTATGAAGCAAGGGAAAAAGAAGAAGAACAAAAGAAAGAGTTTGAAAAAATTCGAATATTAGAAAAAGAAAAATTCATGGAACGAAAGAGACTTGAAGATGAAATGAGAGAACAACAGCAAAAGAAAGAACAAGAAAGAGATATTGAACAAAAAAAAGAATTTGAGCAAGAATTAAATGAACAAACAAAAAAGGTCCTTGGAGAAGAGAAAGAAGAGGAAAAAGAAAAGACAATTCAAGAAGAAATTAATGAAGAAAAAAAAGTCCTTAATGAAATGGAGGAATACAAAGAAGATCTTGAGGAAGAAAAAGAAGAGAAGATTGAAAGGGGGGAAAGACTTATTGATGAAGAAATCAAACGAAAAGAAATGTTTGAACAAAAGATGAATGAAGAAGAAAGAAAAATGAAAGAAAATGTTCAACTTGAAAAAATGGAAATGGAAAAGAAACTTAAGATCAAGATTCAAGGATTCGAAGAATTTTTAGAAAATAAGAAAGTGTCTAATATTTCAAAGAATTCTTTTGCTGTGTATAATGTGAATTGGTTTAATGTTTGTTGTGGTATTGAAAAATACGACGATCAATTTGAAGAAAATATTCAACAACAAATTAGTGATATGGGACTTATTATCAATGAAAGAGAAATTGTAGAAAATCTTGTAAAATTATTTGAAGATAGAGAAGAATTATCCAAATTTCAGAAAATGATAAAAAACCGTTTAATTACTTGTTCTGAGATTGAACCCCCTTCCTTCTTTGAAAAATTATTTACAGATTCATTTGGTACATTTAAAAAATGTGATGAAAGGTCACCACAATCGCTTCTTTATTTATACGACGGTTACAACCAATTCCTTGAAAGAGAAGTTGGTCTATCCAAATTAGATAAAGTCCTATTGTTAATTTATTGCGAAACAAGACAACATACTTTATCGAAGTATATTTCACTTGAAATAATACGAAAAGAGAATGAAAAAAAGAAAAAGGAAAAGATAACTTCTATTTTGAATAAAATAATGGATTCCGATAAGAGTATTATTAAAAAAAATGAAGAACTCTACAAAGAACAAAGGAAACTACAATATAGTGCATTCAAAGAAAAGAAGATGAAAGAGCTTAAAGAACAAAATCGTGTGAAAGCACTTGTAAATGAAAATAATATTATTATCCAGAAAAACAAGATCAAAAATTTAGAAGATGAAGAATTCTTTGACGAACCAAGGCGAGTGGAGAAAGAACCGGGATTTTTTGATAAATTAAAGGATTTATTTGAAACAAATGCAGAAAGTCCCACATTTGAATTAAAACTCACACCAAAAGAGAGAGAAGCATATCAAAAAGCAATGAAAAAAATGAAAGGGGGTGGACCTATTTCATATGAATCAACCGAAAAAGAGAAAAATGAAGTATGTAATAAGATAAAAAATGAAAAAAATATATATAAATACCAATTAAATATGGTTGATTATTGTTAGAATCCCGACATCTGAAAGTTATCATCGTTACAATAATCATCTTCATCATATGAATCATCCCCTAAGAGTGTATCAATATTTTTATCTGTAATACTAATAAAATCTTCTTGAGTTAAATCAATGTTTTCAATTTCTTCCATTAATTTTCTTTCATCAAGTAAAATATCACACATACCTGTACCCGCTTTAATTGTTTGACCCATCATTATATTACTTGAGACACCGTTTAATTTATCTTTTTCACCAAAGATACCCGCTTTAATTAATTGATCAGTCGTATCTTCAAAAGAACATTTTGCCAATGGTCCTGTATCTCCTCGATTAATCCCTTGACGATTAATCGCTGTTAAGTATCCTTTATTTGTCATGATATCACACAGTAATTCAATATGGCGGTTATTAATGTAGGAAGCATCACTCATAACACTTGTAATTTCTTCAATCAATAGATTCCGTGCTGCCTCAATACCGAGTACTCCATATATTTCTAGAATATCATTTGAGTATGTATTTGCAAAATCGACAAAATCGGAATTAAATACATCGAGAATATTGACACCATCGGTTTCAAGAACCCATACTTTCTTTGAAATAATCTCATTTTCTTCTTTCTTATGGATTTTTTTCTCTCCCATTACGATATTCGTAATACCTTTAATACCTTTAATAACAACATTACTAAGAATATCTTCTTGAATCTTTTTAAAGATAGATAGTACATCTGTCTGATCAGAAAGACCATTTAAGAATTCATCTTCATCCCCTTTTAGATCCGCGCGAATTGAAACTCGACCAACAAGTTCCTTCGAGTTATCATCTGAATAAATGAATTGAAGTTTTTCATTATCGTAGTTATGAATCGAAAGATAAACATCCTCCATTACAATACCATTTTCCATCATTAATTCTTTATTGAATGTAAAACGAATAATCCATGGAGCGGTCTCTTCATATTCATAGTCTTCTCCTTTTTCCATATGAAGGAATTCTTTGTAGATGTCAAGAATACCTTTATCTTCTTCAATATCTGTTTCATAACCAACATTTTTAGGATCGTAATAGATCTGTGTCTTAGTAACAATATCTTTAATAACAGTATACTCAATCTTATTTTTTGCATATTGAGATTTATTCTGATTTTCCCTGATACTATCTTTCAAATAAATCGTTGTTGATGGAGATTTTAGATTCTTTGTAACCCCTAACAATTCCCTTAAGCGAGGAATACCACGAGTTACATTGGATTTCGCACTTACACCTGCGTAGTGAAAGGTATTTAATGTCATTTGAGTGGCTGGTTCTCCAATACTTTGAGCAGCAACAGCACCCACCATTTCTCCGGGACTAATTCGAGACTTTTCAAATAGATACGCAACTTGTTGAATAATTTGACCGTATTCATCTCTTTGAATCTTAAATTGATGGATTAAATTCTTTGGATGTAGATGTATATCAATTAAGATATGAATTAAACGGTTGTTATGAAAGATATCATTCACGATTAATTTTTCTTTGAGTTGGGCATTTTGTTCAAGGATTTCAATCGGAGAAATATCTGATAATTTATTCTTCTTAAGGCAGAAGTTACTTGTAATACGTTTGAAATGGATTGGATAATTAATCATTGTCTCAATGGATTTATTTTTATATATATCATGAAAGATATAGTTCTTGTGGTCTAGAATTTCGTAAAAGGATTTCGATAATATCTCCTGAAAATCTTTCTTCTTTTCCATTTCTTTGATTGTTTCTTCAGTAATTAACTTCGTCCAATCCGTTGTTTCATTCAATAGGAATTTTTTTGCGATTTCCTCTGTTGTTAGATCCATAATAATCAGTGATTGAGATTCGACAAAACATGCATCCATTCCGTCTTCTCCATAGATGTATTGTATAATACATCCAGAATTATTCCTAACGGAATAATCATATTCAACCCTTAAATCTTCCATTGATTTCATTAATTTTCTTTGAATATAACCTGTTTCTGATGTTTTAACTGCTGTATCAATTAAACCTTCTCTCCCACCCATGGCATGAAAGAAGTACTCTTGTGGTGTTTGTCCCGAGATAAATGAATTTTCCACAAAACCCCTTGCTTCAGAAGAGTCATCATATTTACTATAGTGAGGAAGTGTTCGGTCAATATATCCATAAGGGATACGTTTTCCATCAACATTCTGTTGTCCTAGACAAGCAACAATTTGTGCAATATTGGTTGATTTACCTTTTGAACCACTATTAACCATATTTGTAACACGATTCTTTTGATCGAGGTTTTCAAGTCCAATATTCCCTGTTTGGCGGAGAGTATCATTTAGAAGTGAATTTACTTTTCCTTCAAAATACTCTGTATTTGATTGTCCTGAGAAATTTTCAAAAATATTGAGATGAATTTCTTGTGTAATTTTATCGATTTTGATCTTATTTTCTTTAATTACGGAGGATATTTTGTTGTATGTCTTATTATCCGCAACCATATCACCAATTCCGACGCTAAAACCTTCAATTAAGAGAAAGTATGAGGTTATTTTTTGAAGATCATCAATAAAATCTTTACACCTCTCAGGACCAAGGTCATTATAGATAGTATGGATAAGTCCCTTGGACGTTTTTGTGAAAACACTTTTATCTAGACCTCCCGAGATAATTTCACCATTTTCAATAATAACCTTATTCATTTGATCTTTAATGGGTGTATCTTCATTTAGAGTATCATATGAATCATTTGTCATAACTAGATTAATGTTATTCGGAATAATATAGGACAAGATACTTTTTCCAGACCAATAAGGTACTTCTTTACCATGAAGGTTCACCTTCATAGTTGATTCAGGTAGAACACCATCAAATGTACTTAGAGTGGTAATAAGGTT